TTCAGTTTTTTCTAAGACTTTGCTATAATCTTTGTTGACAAATTGTGCCATTGGGTCACTTGAAGGAACAACCTGTGGTGATGCTCCACTCATCGTATCACCATATTGTCTGCCAACCAATTCATTCATTCTATCAGAAGTGTACTCACCTCCACCCATTGTTTTCCAATCACCATCTTGAGCTGTTTCATTCAATACATCATTTAATACTGAATTATCTGTATATGATTTTTTCTCAACTATTTTTTTAGGTTGTGGTTGAGATTCAATTGGTTGTTTCAATTCAGTTATCACTTCTTTGATAGCCATCGCAACTTCTTCTCTAACGATTTGTCTTATTACAGTTTTAATATTTGTTTTTTTCTTCTTCATAATTACCTCTTTATGCATTTGGTTCTATAAAATGTTTTGTACTTAAAATTTGGTCTATCTTTTGTTCTATTTGAGTTATCTTAGCTGATAACGGCCCCATAGTTGCATCTACCAATGGAATTGGTGCACCTTGACACATACCTTGTGATGATTTTATAACCGCTAGTGTTTCTTTTAGTAACTCCAACAATGTTGTTCCTAAAACCATTGATTCCATTGTATCTTCTCTATCCGTTGGATTACCAATAAATGTTCTTTCAGAACTTATTATTAAATCTTGATTCGTAGAGATTGTTAAATGTCTACCAGTTCCAATATGTATATCTTTAATGGATGATAAATAAATATCATCAATTTTTGTATTAATTGTAATCCTATCAGAGTTTATTAAAATTTGATTTGCGTTTTCACCTTTTTTAATTTTAAATGCATCAGGATCAACTTCTGAAGATAATTCTTCTTCTTTTTTAGAACCATATAAATAAATCAAATCTTGTACATCTTGATTATTATTAACATTTGAAACTAATGTACCCATAAATCTATTTGGTTCCTGTAAAGTATCCGATGATAAAATGAATCCTGGTTTTATTTCAGCTTCATATTCAAGTGAACGGCCGTCAGGTCTAGATTCTCCAGCAGCTAAACTTTCATTTTCAGGAACTAATTCACCCCCAAAATGATGTTGTAAAGTACCATGTGAAGTTATCCCAATTAAACTACCATCTGTAATAGATTCATATATATTATCAGGTCCTCTCTCATTTGATAAATAAATATATGGGTTATCACTTCTACTACCAACACGAATACTATTTCCATGTCTACCTTCAATTATATAATCACCTGTTGTCTCGAAGTTGGGAGGACCAAAATCTAATTCAGCTGAACTCATTTTTGATAATCTTTTATATAAAACATCTTTATTAAAATTATCACTGGTAGGATCTAAATCACTAATAGGTATTTCAACTGACTCTTGTAGTAAATCTATTTCCTGTCTATTTAACATATCATCATTCCAAGTAGGATTATTTGAATTTGAATTTACAGGACCCAAATAATAATTTATCTTACCCATAGTGCAAAGTATGACAGGATCTCCTTTTACTGGAACTTCAGTCATACCTCTAAGTAGTGGATAATATCTGTTGTCTTCACCCAAATTACTATTTCTAACATATGGTTTATCTGTTATATGTGGTTTAGCGATAATTGTATTAATAGTATTCTCACCTGCATATCTTAAACTTGTAGATGAATAAACTACATCTACTACAATACCAGGAACAAATTGTATGTAAAATTCCAAAGGATAATCATTTCCAGCAAATCCTTTTATTGTTCTTCCAGGTATTTTAGTAAAGAATGAACCCATTTAACTCTCCGAAAATCCTTTTGATATTGTTTTATCTTTTATGGTTTCAAGTCTATGACTTTCTTTCTGTAAATCATCTACAGTATCTTGAAGTGTTCCCATAAGTTCTTCCTTTTCTGCATCCGATAATAACATTGATTCATCAGATTCACCACTTGATTTACTTATAATTCTCTGTAGTACACCAGCCAATTTAACGAGATGTTCATCGTTTCTAACAGCAGTATCCATATATTCCTTTATAATAGGTGCAACCAATACCACATCATCAATGGTTGTTATGAATCCATGTATCTCCGATATTAGTAAATCTATTTGAACTTTACGCTTTGTAGTGTTTTCGTAAATATCTTTTGTTAAATCTTGAAAGGTTTTACCCTCAAATATTTCTTTTTCGTCTGACATACAATCTCCCTATAGATAGACTTGTTCATATATAAATATAAAATTTGTGAGAAATTGTCTGAAATAAAAAACCCACATTTAAGTGGGTTTAGTATTTAAAAGAATGAACCTGAAAAATTGTGGACTATTGAACCTTGTTTATGATAAATATTTTGAAGTTTTTTATAGTGTTTCTTCAATACATTAACAACTGATGTTATATGAGCTGTTTCAACATCTGTCATTTCTCTGATTAAGATATAAATAGCTTTTTTATTAAAGTTTTCAATATCATCTCTTTGTTTCATCAAATCAACAATAGCATATCCTATTCGTAAATCTCTATCTTTTTTAAATATAGTGTTCATATTCGAATCAAAATATTCTATAATTTCATTCGTTAATGTTATCATATCAGATTCGGTTGAAATATCACTACTTCTATGCCTATCCAATACATCCATTTTATCATGAGTTTTTAATTTTTTATAATTGTTATTATTGTGAAGAATCAAATAGTTTTTAGCCACTACTGAAAAATAACTAAATGCCTTTGAACCTTTTGTGTGGTCATATTTATGCATATTCATTACCATAAAGGCTACTACCTCATGTTTTATATCCTCAAACCCATAATCAAAATAAGTAAACTTAAATGTGTTTATTATATTTTCAGCTAACTTATCAAAAGCTGCATGTATTCTCTTCCCATATATGACATTTCTTTCACTGGGATTAACCGATGAATTATATTCCACCACAGCATCTTGAACCTCTTGACCAAAATAAACTTTACGCTTTTTCTTTTTTGTTATTTTTTTAATCTCTGCTTTTACATCATTAACTTCTTTAGTTTTCTTTTTTGGCATCTTGTGTCTCCTCTTCAAATATTCCATCTAAGGATAATTGAATTTGTTTTAATTGTTGAAAGAAAAAACCAGTCTCATCGTCTGATTCATAATGTCCTTTAGAATCTACAAGTTTCATTTTATCTGTTGAGAATTTTATCACTTGTTGAATTTCTAAAATCAATTCCTCGTATTGCGTTATTCTTCGTAAAGAGTAATACACCAATAAAGATGTAAAGACACTTATTAAAAAAAATAATATTGTTAATAACCACCACATATTATCTCCTAATTAGCAAACAACTCATCAAAACTTTTTTTGAGGTTGTCTACTTGTTTTTGTTCATCTTTTGTTTTTGGAACTTTTGTATTTACAGGCTCATCAACTTCACTACCCCGTTTCCACTCATCCGATTCAATATATGTTGACATCATATCAGCTTGATGTAAGATGTGGGACATATTAGAACGAAGTCCAAAGTCAGGATTGTAAGACATTAAATAAGCTTTGTTAGCTTCATCATACATTCCATCTGTTAATTTAATTCCAATGTATTCCTTATCCGTAACCTTAACATTATAATGTTGAAGTAACCATAAAGCTCTATCAGGAACTTTCATATACTGAAGTTCTGGATTGTGTGTATAAATCTCATTACGATTTTTTCTATGCCAATCCGATGTTTGTGGAATGTAATAGTCATGTTCCAAATCACCAACCTTACCTAAGTCGTGATGTAAAGCAGCAAAGACTAACTCCTCATCTGTAAAGTTTATTGTAGCTCCATTACTTTCCCACAACTCTTTTAATTGTAAAGAATGTTTTACAATGTGAAGTACATGTTCAACATATCCACCCGGCATTGCGTTGTGAAAATGTCCTTTAGCACTAGCTGGTGCAAACATCATTCTCTCTTTGAAGTCATCATAAAACTTCATAAGGTTTTCTTTTCTATCATCACCAATGTGTTTATTAATAACATCCATTAGTGTTTCCCAATTCATTTGTATTTGTTCTGCTGTTAGTTTTTTCATCTTACCTCGTACCTATCTTTTGTAAATTTTATTGTTGGTTCTTGTCTTAATCTATTTCTATAAGATGTGAAAGAAATTCTCA